GGGATTATTTACACCATAGATAAGGAGGATGATTGGGATAAGCCTGAAGCGTTACAGATGGCTAACCCTAACTTTGGTGTTTCTGTTAAGGCTGACTTTCTATTACAGCAGCAGGCTAATGCAAAGCAGAATCCAGCTAAGCAAAACATATTTAAAACCAAGCATTTGAATGTTTGGGTGGCCGCTAAGTCGGCATGGTTGAATTTAACTAGCTGGAATAAGTGCGCGGATCCAAGCCTTGATATCAATGATTTCAAGGATGACGAGTGTTATCACGTTGTTGATTTGGCACATAAAATTGATATTTGTGCATCATGCAGACTCTATCGTCGCGTGATAGATGGTCAAATACATTACTACTTCTTTCCTAAGTTTTATTTGCCTGAGAAAACGATATTTGAAGGCAAGGAGAAGAACAACCTAGGAAAGTATCAAGGCTGGCTCAACGCTGGCTACTTGGAATCACTAGGTAACTACGAAATAGATTTCGATTTATTGGAGTCTGATATTGAAATGGATTGTGAAGATCAAAATCTTCAGGAATCTATTTTTGACCCTTACCACGCTGCGCAGCTTGCTCAGCGCTTGGAGAAGAAGGGGTTGCCAGTAGTTGAATTTAGAAACACGGTGCAATTTATGTCACCGGCAATGAAGGAAATGGAAGCGGCCATTGAATCGGGTCGTTTTCATCATCCTGATAACCCTGTTCTCAATTGGATGGCGGGCAACGTCACGAATAAAGAGGACAAAAAGGGTAACTATTTCCCTGATAAAGAGAAAACAGAATTCAAGATTGATGGCATCGTAGCCGCAATCATGGGGGTTGGTCGGGCCATGTTTGAGCCAGAGACCGGCGATACACTTAATACAGACTTTGTGAATTGGTAATTATGGGATTATTTGGACCCTCTAAGGTTGATAAGCTTCAGGCTCAACTTGAAGCAACCCAAAACCAATTGGCCGAATTAAGTAACTCGGTAACAGTTACTTCCGGTGACGTCGAATCCATGATGGATTTGTTTAATTCAAATATGAGTACACATGGTGAAGCTGTTACTCGAGCATCGGCTATGAAAGTGAGCGCGGTATATGCGTGCGTGAGGTTGCTGTGCGGAACGATTGGAACATTACCAGCGCATGTGTACAAAAAAGAGAATGGCAATAAAGAGCTAGCAAAGGATCATCCATATTTTAAGGTCCTTCACGACCAACCTAATCCAATGCTTACATCTGTCGTGTTTTGGGAAAGTGTAGTAAATCACGCAATCATGGAAGGTGATCATTTCTCATTAATCGGCCGAAATCGCAACGGGGATATGCTTTCACTTACCCCATTGGATCCGAACAGGGTCGATGTTGATAGCAAAAATGGGCGCCTTATTTATGCAGTGGCGTTCGAAAACGGAGAGTATGCCACATACGATCAAGATGATGTTTTTCATGTTCCAAATATCGGTTGGGATGGAAAGCGCGGCCTATCGACGCTTAGAAGTGCATTGCTAAATGCTGCAGGCGGAGCTCTAGCAGCAGATAAATACAGCGCCGCCTTTTTTGCAAATGACGCTACCCCAAGAGGTTACATCAAGTTTGATCAACAGTTAAAAGAAGAGCAAGCCAAGATCATTCGCAATTACTGGTTTGATCAACACCAGTCAGCAGAAAAACGCCACTTACCTGCCTTTATTCCCCAGGGTGGTGAGTTTAAGCAAATTACCATGAGTGCTGAGGATACCCAGCTTTTAGAAACACGATCGTTCAATGTGGCTGATATTGCTCGCATATTCGGTGTTCCGCCTCACATGATTGGGCATATGGAAAAATCTAGCTCATGGGGAACGGGTCTAGAGCAGCAATCGCTCGGGTTCCTAATCTACACTTTGCGCCCACTTATAATGCGAATTGAAAAAGAAGTGCAACGGAAAATCATTAGGAGCGATGACTACTTTTTTAAATTCAATATCGACGGCCTGTTACGAGGTGACATTAAAAGTCGATATGAAGCATATCAGATCGGACTTGGTGGAAATCAGCAACCAGGGTTTTTAACCATAAATGAAGTCAGAGAATTAGAAGATAGAGCACCAATTGCAGGTGGCAATGAACTTTACAAACCATTAACGGGTGAGCCTAATGCCGAAACCGATTCAACTTCTAGCGCTGATTAGCGCAAACCAAGATCGAGGCAGGAAACTCGAAATTAGAAATAGCGACGATGTTTCCCATGTTTACATGTATGACGCCATTGGCGGTTATTGGGGGATTGATCCCGAAAGCTTTGTAAATCAATTGAATGATATTGATTCCCCCGAGATTGTTTTACATATCAATTCGCCTGGTGGTGATGTGTTTGATGCCCGTGCGATAGCTACCGCAATTAAGCAGCACAAATCTAAAGTGACCGCTCAGATTGACGGTCTTTGTGCTAGTGCAGCCACCTACATTAGTGCAGCATGTGAGTCTGTAAGTATGGCAGCCGGCGGCTTTTACATGATTCATGAGGGCTGGACCCTTGCTATGGGCAATAAGAAGGATCTAGGAAAAACCATCCAACTACTTGAAAAAGTGGATGACAGTATCTTAAACGATTACCAAAAGAAAACCGGTCTTGATCGTGACCAGCTGGCGGCTTGGATGGCAGAAGAAACTTGGTTCTCAGCTTCAGAGGCTAAAGATCATGGCTTCATTGATTCTTTGATCGATGAAGATGAAACAGTAGAAAATAAAACCAACTGGAATTTATCGGCCTATACCAATGTTCCAAAAAATTTAACCGAACAACCAAAACCCGAAGAAGATTCGGATCAAAAAGAATTCATGACTCGCCTTCGTCGACAAACAGAAGCGCTTGCCATGTCTGCGGTTTAGCGGCTTCCCGCCAACCGTTTAACAACCCGCCTAGTGCGGGTTTTTTTATACCTTAAAACCAATATATTGGAGAAATGATATGCCTAAGAGCATTCAAGAACTGCGGGAAGAGCGCAAAAGCATTGCCGCTGAGATGGTAAATTTCGTTGAAAATTTCCCGTCTGAAGAAAAATGGGGTGCAGACCAAGACACCAAGTACAACAACATGAAGAATGATGTTGCCATGCTTGATCGTCAAATCGCCGCATTTGAAGACACGCTGAAGATCTCGGATGCTCAAGAGCAGCGCATCAAGGATAAAGCTGATCAGCTGAACATTTCTAACGATGAATCGGCTCATCGTGAATTGAAACTCAAAGAGTGCATGAACTCGTGGCTGCGTGGTGGTGTTGAAAACATGACCGACGAACAGCGCACGTTTATGCGTAACGAAGTGCAGCGCGCCAACAATGCGATGGGCACGCAAGAGGCTAACAACGGCCAAGCATTGACTCATCGTGAATTTGTATCACGTCTGCTTGAAACCATGAAAGCCTTTGGTGGTATGCGCTCAGTTGCAACGGTTCTTTCTACCGCAACTGGCAATGCCATGGACATGCCTACCACTGACGCGACTGCAGAAGAAGGTGAAATCGTTGGTGAAAACGCCAGTGCGACAGCAGAAGATACAACCTTCGGGACTGTATCGATGGGTGCTTACAAGTACAGCTCTAAATCGATTGCGATTCCGTTTGAGCTAATGCAAGACAGTGGCATTGATCTGGAGTCTTACATCATCCGATTGATGGGTATGCGTCTGGCTCGCGTTCAAAACAAACACTTTACCATCGGAACCGGCACCGGTCAGCCTCAAGGGGTAGTGACTGGCGCTGCTGTTGGTAAAACTGGTGCAGCGACTTCAGGTGTTACCTTTGAAGAACTTAAAGAGCTGATCCACTCGGTTGATCCCGTATACCGCGATAGCGGAAATTGCCGCTTTATGTTCAACGACAACACTCTACGTGAATTGTCCTTACTTAAAGACGCCAACAACCGCCCACTATGGTTACCAGGTGTTGAAGCGGGCGATCCAGACCGCATTTACAACTACGGTTACACCATCAATCAAAACATGGCGGACTTTGCGGCGAATGCTAAGTCGGTTGCCTTCGGTGACTTCTCTCACTACACCATTCGCGACGTTATGAACTTGATGATGTTCCGCATGACTGACAGTGCATTTACCACTAAGGGTCAGGTTGGCTTTATTGGCTTCCAGCGTTCAGACGGCAAGCTGTTAGACGTGGGTGGTGCAGTTAAGGTGCTACAAAACGCAGCAGCGTAAAGGCTAGGGGCCTCGGCCCCTTTTTTCTTTAAAATCGTGAGAAAAAATAATGTCAAAATCAACGGTAAAAAGTGCAGATGTAGTTCGTGTGACCAGCATGATCAATGTCGGTCAAAAAAGCTATCAACCAAACGACTTGGTTAAAAACCTTCCTGCAGCCGATCTAGAGGGTTTAATTAAGAAAGGTCGTGTCAGCACTTGTGAAGCAGGTATTAAATACTGCACAGAAGAACTGAAGGCAGTGCCAATCGATCACACTGCTAAACCGAAAACTGAAGAAAAAGAGTCTGAATAGTGATAACACTCGAAGATGCAAAAAAGCACCTTCGGGTGCTTCATAATCACGAGGACAGCTTGATTCAAATCTATATTAGTGCTGCCTTATCGCGCTTTTGTGAGTTTACCGGTCGCAAACTTTACGCGACTCAAGAAGCATTGGATGCTGATCTCGATGCACCTGTTTATTCACAGGTAATGAATGATGAGATCCGTGCTGGATGCCTCATCTTGATTGCTCATCTTTACGTGAATAGAAGTGAAAGCGCAGAAATACCGAAAGCCATCGGCTATCTGTGGCAAAGCTATTGGGTGCCGATGATCTCATGAATAAAACCTCCATCGGCCAGCGTAATCAGCTAGTGGTTATTGAAAAACCTGTTTCTACCAAAAACACCCTTGGTGAAGACGAGGTTGAATGGCAAGAATTCACTAAGGCGTGGGCCAAGGTGACCAATAAAACAGCTGGTGAATTGGATGCAGGTGGCCGATTGGTATCGGTAGCCACCTATTGGTTTATTTGTCACCACATTGATGGGGTTGATAACAATATGCGCATCAACTGGGATGGCAAACTGCTAAATATCGCTGATGCGCATGATCCGGACGGCACTCGAGAAGCGATTAAGATCACGGCTTTTATGCATGGCGGATGATGACATTATTCAAGGGCTGGATGGCTTAGAAGATGCCATTAAACAACTTGACTATCAAACAGCAGAGAAGGCGCTTAAAAACGCGATGATGTATGCCTCAAAACCAATGCTGGATGATATGAAAGCTAGCGCCCCATTTGATGATTCACCGGAGCGTAGCAATAACAAGCATAAAGTTGGTCGAGTGCACCTTGCTGAAACCATTAAGCGCAGAGGCGTAAAGGCAGATGGTGACCATGCCACAAAGATCAAGGTGGGTGTGTTCAGCAAAGCTCACGCTTACTGGGCTGCAATGTTGAACTATGGCACGAAATACATCTTGCCTATGCATTGGATGAATAAAACAGCAGAAAGGCACGTGGCTGGTGTAATTGATCGATTCGCCACAAAGCTCAAAAAGAATATTGAGAAGGCAAAGCGATGATAGATAGCGCCATTTATTCTCTTATTTTGGAAAACCCAGATATAGCGGACACCTTCGGCCATCATATTTACCCAGGAATAGTGCCGGAAAAAGTAAAAGGGCCTGCTGTTCGCTATTTCGTGGACGACCGTCCGGCTGATCTTGATGGCTCTGGTGTAGAGGGTAAAAAGAAGGCTGATATTCAAATTGATGTCTTTTTGCCTAAATACACTCAAATGAGGGTGGTCGCTCAATCCTTAGTGAGCCAAGTCCATGGGTTCAAAGGGACTCGTGAGGCAATCGACTTTAATCTTATCGAAGTGCTGGATACATCACAGTTTTTTGATGAAAAAACGCGGGAACACCGCACAACCATAACCTTAACTTGTACATATCGGGAGACTTAATATGTCTGATATTAGCGCTGGTGTTGCCTCACTTGGATTAGAAGACAGTGGCACACCGGGAACATTTAATCTGATCGGTGAGTTGAAAGATCCATTGCCAGCGGTATCGATTGAGCGCGCAGCCAATGATAACTCTGGTGCGGCTAGCGACTTCGAAACCACCCGCGCAGGTATGAAAAAGGTTAGTCCACTAGCCTTCAAAATTGAGGCTGACTCAACCAATACCGAGATTGCGAATCTATTCAGTCTGCTCGACAGTGGTGAAGAAGCAAACTGGGAATATAAGTATGCTTTGAATGGCCAAGTAATCGAAACCCAAACGATTACAGCATGGGTGCAAAAGCTAGAGACGGCTCCAGCGATAAAAGATGGAACCTATATCACGCTTACGCTTAATGTTAATGCACAGTCTAAGGCTTAATGATGCTCACGCTAACCGACATTAAATCTCAGAAACTGAAGACCACTGAAGTGGACGTTGAGCAGTGGGGCGGATCGTTATTGGTTAAGAAATTATCAGTTGCAGAGCGTGATGAGCTAGCTGAATATTATTCGGACCAGAGCACTGCGCAAAATGCAGCGCTGCAAACCATCGTTCGTGCTGTTGTTAACGAAGATGGCTCTCGTATGTTCAGTGATGATGATCTAAATCTGCTGGCTAGTCAGGACGCGGAGGCAATTACCGCGCTCTACACTGGCATTTTAGAGTTTAACGGCATCGTTAAAAAAGAAGGCGCAGATGCCGTAAAGCCCTAAACGATCACCCTGAAAAGATATTCTACCATCGACTAGCACTTGCCCTAGGTATTCCTAGGGTGAGTGATTTACTTGAATCACTCACAATTGAAGAAATGGAAGACTGGCAAGCCTTCTTTTCATTAGAACCGTGGGGGTTTAGAGTAGAAAATCACCGAGCAGGTGTGATCACGGCGACATTGGCTAATTTCATTGGCCGTCTGACAGAACATAACGCCTTAAAGCCTTCAGATATATTTCCAGAACGAACCATATCACAATCACTCGCGACTCCATCTGTTGAATCGATGCGCATGCTTAGTCAATCCTTGAAAATGCTGAACGGCAAATAAACATGGCAAAAAAGACGCTTTCCGTTGCTGAATTGGTGGTGAATTTAACCGCAAAATCAGCTGCTTTTAACAGTGAGTTAAAACGTGCAAAAGGGAAAACCCGAGATTGGGCTAAGGAAACCCGAGAGCATGTAAATACAGCTGGTAAAACCTTTGCTGCCCTAGGTGGTGCTGCTGCGGCTTCGCTTGCCGTTATTTATAAGCAAGCCAGCGCAAATATCGATGCTTTGGCAAAACAGTCCGACCGGCTAGGTATCACTACTGAAGACTTAGGAGGGCTTCGCCACGCCGCTGAGCTGACGGGTGTTAGCCAGCAAAAACTAGATTCATCCATCGAGCGCATGGTTAAGCGGATG